CGCAATTATATGAAATTTGTTGGTCATGATGAATTTTATACTCATGAAATTGGAGAAATGTATATTCCTACAAAGGATTGTCCGGACGACTTAAAGAAGGCTATGGACAAATACAACTCTTATACATTCCCGGAACAGTACAAAAAAAGCAAAATGAAGAAGCACGATTGATATCGTGCTTTTTTAGTGCAAGAAATAGAGGATTAAGCATGAATAATGATTATAAACCTAGAAATGGGATAAGCTTTTGTGAAGCTTTGACCATCACTTTTATCGCTTTAAAACTATGCCATGCTATTGCCTGGTCGTGGTGGCTTGTGTTGCTGCCCTTATTCATTCAAACTGCCATACTAACTATCTTAAATATGAAAGGAATTGAACATGATACATATCACGATCAAATATGACGAATGGTTCGATATCCAGGTTGAAGGCCATGCCGGATATGCAGAAAAAGGGAAAGATATCGTATGTGCAGCAGTGTCTGCACTGTATCAGACAATGGTGCATACCATCCAAACTAGACAGTATGGAGAATTGAAACATATCCGAAGCAATGATGGATTCGAGCATGTACTTATCGATACTGTTACACAAGAAGGGTTTGGCGCAATCATGGCATTTATCACAGGATGCGAAGAAATAGCTACTGCATATCCAGATTATGTGAGTGTGGATGATGAATTGACCTAGGAGACACGGTATGTGCAAACACATCTATACAGAATCGATTGAGAAATCTTATTATGATAATAACTTACAATGCAAGGCGGAAAGAAGAGTACGTACTTGCATTTTTTGTGGAAAAACGGACAAGGAGACGGTTTATATGAAAGATCCACCAAAGCGAAAGCTACCAAAGTTCATAATGCACGATCTAAGCGATTAGGTTGTGCTTTTTATATGTCCAAGCATTGACGACATTAAAAGCCATGGGTCCAGGCATGGAACGACGTAAAAAGCTATGGAAGACAAGCATTGAGTCTCAAAACTATGGAGGAAATACATATGGAAAAATATCTATTTGACTTGCAACTTTTCGCCGAAGAAGATAATGGACAAGATCCTGACAATAATGATCCAGGGCAAAACAATAAAACTGGAGAAGACGGCGATAAAGGAAAAGATAAATCTCAGCCAAAGTACACGGACGAGGACCTTGACCGCATCATCCAGGAGAAGAAGGCAAAGTGGGATAAACAGGCAAAAGAAAGCGAAGAAGAAGCCAAGAAACTTGCAAAGATGAATGCTCAACAAAAAGCCGAACATGAGCGTGACAAATTGCAAAATCAACTTGATGAATTGCTCAATGAAAAAGCACGTGCAGACATGGCCAAAGAAGCACGCAAGATGTGTGCAGAAGCCAATGTGAATGTGAGCGATGATATTCTTGCAAGCATCATCACATCGGATGCCGATACCACCAAAGAAGCCGTTGAATCCTTTATCGAACTTTTCAAAGGCGAGGTCGAAAAGGCAGTCAAAGATGCTTTGAAAGGAAACTCTTTCAAGCGAGGCACAGGGTCGAACGGAGGCGTCACAAAAGAAGATATCATGAAGGTCAGTGACCCAATCGAGCGTCAACGTTTGATCCGCGAGAACATGAATCTATTCAAATAGGAGGAATACATGGAACAATTAATTAATTTGCAATTATTTGCAGCAGAACCGAATATCACGGCAACCGCAGATTTGGATCCAGCCATTTCTGTGGACTATACATCACGAATCGCAACAAACATCGATGAATTGCGCAAAGTATTAGGTATCAACCAATTGACGCCAATGGCCAATGGCACATTGATCAAATCGTATAAATTAACAAAAGAGAATACGCCTGATCAGGTCGGCGAAGGTGAAACGATTGGATTGACCAAGATTACTCGTAAATTGGCATGGTCCAAAGAAATCGTATTGAAGAAATATCGTAAAGTGGCTACTGCCGAAGCTATCCAAAAGGTTGGCGCACAAAAAGCCATCAATGATACTGACGCAAAAATGACATTGGAATTACAAAAAGATATCAAGAAAGACTTCTTTGCATCTTTAAAAACCGGTACAGGTACAGTTACTGGTACAGGGTTACAAGCCGCTTTGGCAGCCGCATGGGCTCAATTGGAAGTGCGCTTTGAAGACCTTACCGTAGATCCAGTGTATTTCATTTCGCCATTGGATGTTGCTGATTATCTAGGCAGCGCACAAGTGACGACACAGACCGCTTTTGGCTTCCAATACATCGAAGGCTTCTTAGGATTGGGAACAGCTTTCATCTCACCTGGATTGGCCAAGGGCACTGCATATGCAACTGCTAAGCAAAACTTGACAGGCGCATATATCCCTGATGGCGGAGACGTAGCAAGCAAGTTCGGATTGACTTACGATGAGACCGGATTAATTGGTATGACCCATTCGACTATCACATCAAATGCGACGATCGAAACGTTGATGTTATCCGGTGTACAGTTCTGGCCAGAATATGCTGATGGTGTCTTCAAGGTAACCCTCAAGGCCGCCACTACACCAGAAACGGGGAAATAGTAGCGTATGGCGGTGATCGATGATGTCAAGGCGTTACTTGGAATTGAGGATGAAGACAATAAATTGAAGGTCATCATCACCTTGACCGAGAACCGCCTTAAAACTCTGATTGGCCAAGCAGAAGTGCCAAGTGAGTTGGAATATATCGTTACCGAAGTTTCGATTGCACGGTTCAACCGCATTGGATCGGAAGGATTAAGCGGCCACACGGTAGAAGGCGAAGCATTGACGTTTAAGGACAATGACTTTGACCAGTATGCCGACGATATCCAGACATGGCGCGACGCACAGTCCGACCAGGATATCGGGAGGATACGGTTCCTATGAGATACGACACACCAATCCTATTCAGACGTCTTGTGACTGGTGCATATGATGCGGATACAGGTGACTATGCCGATGATACATATGTCGATATCAAGGTATATGGATCTGTGATGGACACCAATACACAGACCATGAACCTTGTGTATGGCGGTATCAAACAGGGAAGCCTGACGGTCCATGTGCAGAACCATATCGATGCACCGTTTGACCAGTTGATCATCAACGGGAAGAAATATCGTGTTGATTACACAAGACGGCTTAGAACGAAGCAATCATTTATCGTATCGGAGGTGCAATAGTTATGGGTGCAGTAGAGATATCCGGCCTTAACAAGCTGATATACAAGCTTGAGAAATGCAAGGACCTTGGGCCAGTCAAAACAGTCGTCAGAAAGAACGGTGTAGACATGCAGGACAGCATGACAAGGCATGCAGAATCTGCTTTTACCCAGGGTTATGCCACAGGTACGACCGCAAGATCGATTACAGGGCACTCTATCGAGGGTGGCCTTGGCTATGAAGCGCAGCCGGCAACTCATTACTCGCCATATTTGGAATATGGTACTCGTTTCATGGAAGCGGAGCCATTTGTAAAGCCGGCCTTCAACGAGCAAAAAGAGAAGTTCATTTCCGATATGAAGAAACTGGTAGGTGACTGATATGGATGCGCAACAGGAACTATACAGTGCATTGCTGATGGCACTTAAAGCCAAATATAAGGATACGAAAGTCGGTGTGTATGATACCTTTCTTCCGCCTGATGGGACACCGTATCCGTTCATCTATCTAGGTGACAATCAAGTCGTAGATGACTATGGAAACAAGTCCATGATTACAGGACACGTTTACCAAACGGTGCATGTATGGCATGATGACCCCAAAAAAAGAGGCACACAGTCCAGAATCATGGCAGAAGTCAAGGATATTGCAAGAGCTATCCATGATACGAAGTCATATCACTGGAGCATCCGGCACATCAATCAGCAGGTGATACCGGACACAACGACCAGTCAACCGCTATTGCATGGTGTGCTTGATCTTGAATTTGAGATAACAGGAGGAAAACAATAATGATCAATTTGCAATTATTTGCGAACGATGTAGAAAAAGTAAAAGGAACACAGATCATTTACTTATATCGTTTGCTAAGTGAAAAATCAAAAGAAGACGCAACACATATTGCTTTTTCTGAAGAGAACGAACTATCAATGAAACGTGATGCGGATACGACACAGACCAAAGACGGCCCTATCCGTACACCAGGAACACCTGAATTGGAGATTACTGCCAAATCTATCCTTGCCAAAGGCGATACGATCGTTGATAAGCTTAAACAAGCTTTGCTATCAGGAGAGATCGTAGAAGTATGGCGCGTCAATTTGGCCGAAGAAGGCACGGACACTAATGCTGGCAAGTATAAAGCTACATACTATCAGGCAAATGTTACGGAATTTACCGAAACGTCAAATGCCGAAGATGCAACCGAAGTAGAACTTACATTCGGTGTGCAAGGTAACGGCGCAGATGGATACGCAACCGTATCCGATGCACAGAAAGAAGCCGCTTCCTATGTCTATAAAGACACGACAAAAGAAGCAGCCTAACTAATAGCAATAGGGACGTGAAGATCACGTCCTTTTTTGACGTAAAACGAAACGAAAGAAGAGGTAGATACATATGAATACTATGCAACTTGAGATCAACGATAAAGAATACGAATTTAAAGCAAGCATCAAATTTATGCGTGCTCTGAATGAGAAGGTAAAGACCAAATCAGGTGACCGTGAAGTAGAACTAGGCATGACGTATGCTCTTGGCGGAATCATCGGCGGAGAGATTGAAGACCTTATCGATGTGCTCTATGCAATGAATATCGGATTCTCTCCACGAATCAAGAAAGAAGAATTGGAAGCCTATATCGAAGACTGCGACGATATTGACGCACTATTCAAGAAGGTGTCCGATTTTTTATCGAAAGCGAATGTCTCAAAAAAGAAGTACGAGCAGATTCAGAAAGCCATGAAAAAGACGGAACAAGCGAAAGCATAGATTTTGATGAGATGTATGAAAATATCGCGCTCAACTGCTTCCGATATCTTGACTACAAGTCATTCGACGATGTAGACAAACTGAACCTCAGAGAGTATCGGATGCTCATGAAGGCGGTCAATCTTAAGACAGTGGACCGCATGTTCGATATCCATTTATCGGCATTCAAAAATTTCCAGGTCAGAGCTCGGAAAAAGAGCGGAAGACCGGTATATCGAAACTTTGACAAGTTCTACAACTATAGAAGAGAAGTGGATCGTGTAATGAGCGGAAACAAAGCAGAAGAAAACGATAAGTTCGCAGACCTCAGACGTTTCGTTTCACAGCAAGCAAAGAAAAAGGAGGGCAATTGATATGCCTGAACAATATTCAGTAACCGCCTCCCTTTCTGCTAGAGACGCTAATTTCACAAATACCTTTGAACAGGCATTGGATGTCCTGAAGTCATTAGACAGGGCAGTCCATCAGATCGCAACCGTGGTATTAAAAGCGCAGGACAATATGACCCCGGTCGTGGATGATGCCATCAAGGCATGCCAACAGGCCGACAAGGCCGCATCGGATATCACGGCGGCAAAACTGGAAGCCACTGACAATATGACACCAACTGTCGATGATGCCGTAAGCTCGCTTGAAAAAGCAAAATCAGAAGCAACAGGCGGTATCAAAGCACAACTTGAAGCGAAAGACAATATGTCGCCGAAAGTCAACAGCGCATCAAATACAGTCAAAAGAGTCGGTTCAGTTATCAAATCTGTACCGGAATTGATTCTTAAAGGCCGTGACCAGTCACTCGGGAAGACAGCCGACCAGGCTATCGCAAAGATGGACACCTTATCATCCAAGATCAAGAGTGGCATCGGGTTTGGTGCACTGATGGCTATCGGCAACCGTGCAGTAGGGGCGCTTTCCAACGGCATCCAGGACCTTGGCCAGTCTTTCAACACGTCCAGTCTTGCATGGAAGTCTTTCAACGGCAACATGCAGATACTCGGCGCATCAGGTTCACAGATACAGGCCGTACAGAAAGACCTGGAAAACTATGCACAGGCAACCGTATACAATGCCAGTGATATGGCATCCACCTATGCACAGTTGGCCGCTGTTGGCACGAAAAATACGGCTAAATTGGTCAAAGGTTTTGGTGGCCTAGCGGCTGCCGCAGAAAATCCAAGCCAAGCAATGAAGACACTGAGCCAACAGGCCACGCAGATGGCCGGACGTCCAACTGTCGCATGGCAGGATTTCAAGCTCATGCTTGAGCAGACCCCATCGGGTATTGCAGCCGTTGCAAAACAGATGGGCATGTCTACACAGGATATGGTACAGGCAGTCCAGGACGGCAAGATCAAGACGGAAGATTTCTTCAAAGCCGTTGAACAGGTCGGGAACTCTGATGCTTTCAATAATATGGCACAGAATTTCAAGTCTGTCGGTCAAGCTATGGATGGATTGTATGAGGATGTAACGGCCAAATTTATGCCAGTATGGAATAAATTACAGGATATAGGCATCAATGCCGTACAGGGCATCATATCCGCAATGGATCGTATCGATGTTGGAGCACTAACGGCAAAGATTGACGGATTCATTGCCGGCGCCAAAAAGAGCTTTGACGACTTTTGGAGCTCATTCAAAAATTCAGGCGCCGTCGACTCTTTGAGAAACCTATTCGATGATCTTGGACCTGCCATAGACAATGTGGTAAGCTCACTTGGCGGAGCTAGCGGTATCTTCTCGACACTTGGATCCGTTATCGGAACGGTGGTTGACAAGGTGGCCGAACTGGCTGATAAGATTGCCCAGTTTGTTGCTAATATGTCGCCTGGACAGGTACAGGCCTTTGCCGATGTAATTACTGGTCTAGGCGTGGCTTTCCTTACGATCAAGGGTGTTAGCTCGATTGCTACAAAGATTAAGAAGATTGGGGATACGGCTCAAAATGCAGCTGGCCCAATCAAATCACTGGCTGGAAAAATAAAGAGCATCTTTACAAAAGGTGAAGGCACTTCGGGAACAGCCGAAGAAGTCAAAAAGATAGGTGATAATGCCAATACAGCAAGTTCTCAATGCCAACAGGCAGGGCAACGCATCAAAGCTGTATTTCAGGGAATTGGCGATGTGATCAAGTCCATAGGAACGACAATATCCGACATTGTCAAATCGATTGGTACGGCCGTCTCTGATATCGTCAAATCATTAGGCGAAGCAATCAGTACGGCGGCGCAAGGTATTGGAACTGGTTTGGCTACTGCATTCCGAGGGCTTGGCGAAGCATTGGCTATGGTACCGCCAACGACATGGCTTGCCATTGGTGCAGCTGCATTGATGGTTGGTGCGGCATTTGCGCTTGTCGGCACACAGGCAGACGGCTTATCACAGATATTAGGCGCATTGGCACCAATCGTTGATACAGTGGTTGCCGGTATTGTGGCCGTGGCACAGACATTGCCGGCCATTATCCAGGCCATTGGTGATGCGATCCAGTCGACATTGCAAGGCATTGCAACTGTCGTTGAATCGATTGGAACGGCCATTAAGGACGCGTTTCAAGGAATCGCAGACGTAATTTCATCCGTTGGTGACACTATAAAATCAGCTTTGGATGGAGTTGCCGATATCATCACAGCCTTTGGAGATAACGTCAAATCTGTATTGGATGGTGTATCGGACGTATTCAAAGGATTTGGCGAAGGTGTAAAGAGCATCCTTGACGGTGTGGCCGGAGTTGTCGAATCGTTCGGAAAGAGTGCTTTGAATGCCGGGAAAGGGGCGGAACATTTAGCTAATGGTTTGAAGACCATCACAAACCTGAATCTTGGTGATATGACGGCTTCATTAGCCGCTGTTGCACTTGGAATTGGCAAGATCACGAAGAAATCCGCAGAGATCGACACAGTAGGCGATTCGATGAGAAACCTTGGAAGTGCCGTACAGACACTTTCTACCAATGGAAGCACAGCGGCAACATCCATGTCTACGATTGCAACATCTATCAGTACGATGGGTTCATCGATATCAACGATTCCAGGGCAATTTCAAATGCTCAATGCGGCATTGGTACAGTTCACGGCATCGGCAATGATGGTTGGAACAACATCCATCCTGATTGCGACCGGAATGAGGGCATTGACGGCATCTGCCATGATGGCATCAACGACCATGCTCATGCTTGGAACGATGAGTGCCATGGCATCGGCATCCATGACTATGCTTAACGGTATGGTCATGATGGCAAGTGCTACCATGTCGATATTCGGCACTGACCTGCTGATTGCATCCAATTACATGACCATGCTTGGAACATCTGCCATGACGGCATCCGCAAGCATGGCAGCTATAACTGCATCGGCCATGAGTGCATCCGCTTCCCTCATGGTGATAAGCACAGGCGCAACCGCTGCAATTGCATCCATGATGATGCTTTCAGCAAGCGCCATGATTGCTATGGCCGGATTTGCATCGGCTATTGCATCCGGTGCAAGTGCTGGCGTGTCGGCTATGCAGTCTGCATGCAGTGCCATCGTAAGTGCGGCTAACAGTGGTCTATCAAGACTTCCAAGTATTGCATCTAATGCAATGAGCCGTTTCTGCTCGGCATTGGCAAGTGCTGGAAGCAGAGCAGTATCCATCGTAACGAGCATGATGTCGAGCATATACAGTGCCATGTCGTCCGGTGTAGGCCAGGCATACAGTGCTGGATTGATGATTGGTCAAGGGTTGGCCAATGGATTGAGTGCTTCGGCCGGAGCCGTAGAAGCGGCGGCTGCCAGACTGGCGAGCGCTGCCAATGCGGCAATCGCGGCGAAAGCTAAGATTGGATCGCCTTCCCGTATCACACGGCAATATGGTATTTGGTATGGCCAAGGGTTCATCAATGGTATCAATCGCATGATCAGTGATGTACGACATGCATCGGAAGACCTTGTCTATCTTCCTGGCCTTGCCTTCGCACAGGCAGATACCAATTTTGGCAATTTTAACGCGGAATTGAATGACAGTTACGATTATCGCAACAGCTCGGAGTACACGATCAATATTCCATTCGATGTGGATGGAAAGAGATTTGCGCGTGCGACTGCCAAATATAATGAGGCGGAGCTTAATCGAGCGAGAAAATTTAAAAACAAATTAGGAGGTAATAGATAATGAGCTTATACTCTTATCACGATACTTCTGTACGCATCCCGGACGGTAATGTTCTGCCGTCCGAGGCTATGTCTTATGACGGTGTATATCTTGAAAATGAGATTGAAGGGTACAGGACACTGTATGTTACTGGAAGGGAACTGTATGGCGCTGAAATCAAGGAGCAATCCACCGATACGATTGACGGCGCCAATTACATTGCGAGAAGATATCCGCCACGTACCATCACGGTCGCCTATCAATTACTGGCATCCAGTGACAAAGCTTTTCGGGAGGCCTACAATAAGATGAACAGGCTGTTAAATGGCGAACAAGTCAAGGTCATATTCAATGATGAGCCTGACAAATATTTCATCGGGACTAAAAAAGGTATCACGCAAAATGAAAAAGGCACCAATTTCGTGGTAGGTGAAATTGAGATATATTGCACAGACCCAATCAAGTATTCCACGACGCTCAAGGAAGTGACGGCAAGCAAGAACAGTAATGGCGAGCTTGTAGCAACCATCGAGAACAATGGAAGCAGACCGGCCACAGTTGATTATGAGATCAAGGCCAATTCAGATACCGGGTATATCGGTATCGTGTCGAATAACGGAATCATGCAGTTTGGCAAGATTGATGAAGCCGATGGCGAGACAGTACAGCAGAATGAGACATTAGGAACGATCAATGATCTATTGAACTGTGCAGATGATACCACGGGAACTATCGCTATCCATCCGAAGTATGGCGCCAAAGGTACATTGGCCAAAAAGACGTGGTTCAACAACACCTTCCTTGGATTCGGGTCAGAGGGAACCATCGTTGGTGATGCAAATGGTGGTTTAAGGACATTTACATTTCCGGCCGATTCCAACGGCGATTCAGATGGCGCTGTCAACTTCTATTCCTACTTCCACATATTGATGTGGGCGTCAAGGATGGGGCAGACCGGTGAAATGGATCTTGGCTTTTTGACAGCCGACAACAAACTTATATGTGGCGTTAACTGGTACAAGACAGATACATCCGGAAATACGGGCTGTTATGATCTGATTGTAAACGGCACATCATCCAATCCTAAGCTTGGCGGCAAAGTACTTCGCACATGGTCATTCCAAACCAACCATTTGCACTCACAGAATCCATGGTATTGGGACTGGGGACACTGTGATATCCGCAAGGAAGGCGCCGATGTGACCTTCTTCTACTGGGGCAGTTACTACAAGTACCATATCCCGGAAATCGAGAAAATGAAGTGTGCCAAGGTACAGGTAAGCATCAAGGCATGGAAGAACCGTACAGGGAACGAGTTCTTATATTACCTTGGCTTGAACCGATTCACCTATCAAAAGATGCATGTCGATAAGTGGAAGGATATACCTAACCGCTTCAACAGTGGCGATGTGATCACAATCGATGGTGATAAGGGGAAGTTCTATGTCAACGGGATGAACCGTCAACAGGATGAAATTTTAGGCACGAAATACTTCAAGGCTGATCCAGGCACGTCAGAAATCAAGTTCCGAGTATCGGAATGGACCAAGACAGACCCTACGATCAAGGTATACATTCGGGAGGCATGGCTATGATGGATACGCCTAGAATTGCAATATTGAGCGCATACGATGAGGTATGCGCCTTTTTAGATAATTCACTGGACGGGACTTTGCATTACTGGGATGATACCTTGCATACCTATCTGCAAGGCTCGGCTTATACGTTTGAGTTTACGACGGAATCATGGGCGGAGGATGCTGCATACCTTGTGGAGGGAAATCACTTATCCTTCAAATACAAGGATAAGGGCTACTATCTGAATATCGTAGAGGTTGAAAAGGACGAACTGGAAATCAAGGTCACAGCATACGGCCTTGTATTCGAGCTTCTCAATGAAGAAGTGGATACATACGAAGGCAAATCCATGAGCTTTGAGTCTTATGTCAAGGCCTTCTACTATGAAAAGAGCTTTGATATCGGCATCAATGAAGTTTCTGATAAGCGGATATCAAATAAGTGGGAAGGAACGGATACGGTACTGAAAAGGCTGTATTCACTGGCCACGGTATTCAGTGCGGAACTGGAATTTGTGACGGAGCTTAATGACGATTATTCGTTGAATAGGATTGTTTTGAACATCTATCGTGAACATGATGATACCCATCAGGGCATGGGACAGGACCGAACTGGTGAGGTTCTTCACTATGGGAAAGAAGTCACTGGAATCACGAAGAAATCGGACATAACCGAGCTGTGTACGGCCATACGTCCGACTGGTAAGGATGGGCTTCAACTCAACAAGCTGAGCGGAAAGAAAGAATACGATAGTGACGGCAATGTCGAGTTCCAGGTATCCGGAAACAATCTGCTTGCACCGCAGGCAAGGGACCGATTCCCATCATTGTTGAAATCGTCAAAAAATGACCGCTATATCGCCAAGATATGGAGCTATGATACATCGGATGTCAATGTCCTGTATGGTCAAGCCAAGGCAGAACTCATGAAGATCATGGTGCCTAAGGTTTCCTACGAAGTGGAAAGCTATGTTGATGCCAATATTGGTGATACGTTCACGATTGAGGATACGAACTACGCTCCGACGCTGTATCTTACAGCTCGAGTCACAGAGCAAGAGACATGCTTCACAGACCCATCAGCATCAAAGACGACGTTCGACAACTTCGAAGAAATCGCATCACAGATTGACCAGTCACTGATAAAAGCCATGCAAAGCATGATCGATGCCAAACGCACATTTGAGGTCAATATCATATCGTCCAATGGTACGGTATTCAAAAACGGTGATGGCTCGACTACATTGACGGCCAAGGTACTGGCCAACAATCAGGATGCATCCGGAGAGATGACCTATCAATGGCACAGAAATGGAGTGGCATGTTCGACCGGTCAGACATTGTCCGTATTCGCGAAAGATATCACCAATACTGTTACGTACCGTGTAGAAGCTATCGATGCCAATGGTGTAGTAAGAGGGTCCACAGAAGTCACTTGTGCCAATGTGACTGATGGAAACTCAAGCCATATCCATATTGCCTATGCCAACAGTTCAGATGGTCGTGTTGATTTTAGTTTGACGGATTCAAATCGTAAATTTATTGGTCAGTATTCAGATTCGAAACAGTATGTTTCTGAAGACCCAACTAAGTACAGATGGAGCGCAATCAAAGGTGAAGATGGTCAGTCATTTGTAAACGCCGAGGAACAGTTCTATTATTCAACATCACAAACCGAATTAATTGGTGGTGAATGGTTCGTTGGTAATGTGGTTTATCAATCAGATAAATTCCTTTGGAAACGTTGGAAATGTACGTATGCTAATCCTAGTGAAATCAAGTATACGAAAGCTATATTTGATAATACATGGAATGAGATTGAGGCAAAGATTGGTGAGATTCATACTCAAGTATCTCAAACTAACACTCAATCAAAAGAAGCACTTGGCAAAGCAGAGGATGCTGAAAAGCTTGCAACTAGTGCAAATGAATTGGCTAACACTGCAAATACCCAATCTAGTGAAGCAAAGAAACTAGCACAAGATGCCAATACAAGTACAGGTAACGCTCAAAAACAGATTGACGCGATTAAAGGTGATATTACTGATTCAAAGCAACAAATTCAAGATGCAGTCGATAAAGCAAATGCAAATGCGACTGAAATTAATTCAGTAAAAGAAACATACGCTACAAAAGTTGATTTAACTAATGAATCGAAAACTATTCATGCAGATGTAAGTACAGAGATTGAAAAGAAAGTCGGTGAGTTATCGACTACAGTTTCTCAAAATTATGCATCTAAAAGTGCATTAACTCAGATTGAAGGTTCTTTGAATACAAAGATTAAACAAAATGCCGATTCAATCACTACTCAAGCAAGTTCGATTGAAAAGCTGCAGTCTGATACAACTCAAGCTCAGAAAGATATTACTGTTGCAACAAAGAAAGCAACAGATGCTCAAACTCTAGCAGATAAAGCTTTAGGTAATGCTCAAAGCGCTCAAACTTTAGCAGACCAAGCGAAGAAAAAAGCAGACAGTGCTCAATTGAATTTAGATAGTGCTAATAAAGAGTTGGCAGATGCAAAAGCTAATCTAAAATCAGTGACTGGTAGAGTTGGTGCGACTGAGAGTGAAATCACAAAAGCTCAAACTCGTTTAACTGATGCAGAAACTGCAGTACAAAAAGCTCAATCGGATGCAACTAAGGCTCAAGGTAACGCAACTACGGCAATCAACAATGCGAAGACAGCTCAAGGAGTGGCGGATGATGCGAAGCAGAAAGCAGAACAAGCTCAGAAGAACCTTGCAGAATTAACAAACAAAGTTACTTCTAACACAACTAAAATTGAACAAAATGCAAATGCGATTAAATTACAAGCAAAGTCGATTACTGAAACTAGTAATAAGGTTGATAATCTACAAATTGGCGGTAGGAATTTGCTGAGAAACGCTGCATTTAATACATTTAAATATTGGAACAGTATAAGCGCAAAACTTGAAGTTGTTGATGGTTGGTGTGAAGTAACTATAAATGGTACATGGAGTGGTATCACTCAAAATTTTAAACCAGAAAAAGGTGTTGATTACATTATTAGTTATGAAGCATATTTAGTTGATACCGAAGCAACGTCTGCGTTTCTTGAATGTGATTTTGTATCTCCTGACGATAGACTGGCTATAACGAAAAATCCAACTAATTATTCAAAAAAAATTCCATACCCAACTGACGTAGCAAATTTTATTAATTTTCAATTACAATCGAATGAAGTTGGGAAAAAATGGCGAATTAGAAATATCAAACTCGAAAAAGGTAACAAAGCCACAGACTGGACTCCAGCTCCTGAAGATGTAGATGAAGCAATAAATACAGAACGTACTGAGCGACAGTCCGCAATTGAGACTAAGGCAAATGAAATTACTTCAAAGGTTAGTGAAACTTACGTATCAAATTCGGCTTTGAATCATTATAAAGAAGAAGTATCTACTCAGTTTAGCCAAACTAAGAGCAATTTTACGTGGTCAATTAATCGAAGCGTGACCGATGCTAAAAATGAAATAAATGGTCAAATCAGCAGTGTGAATGGTAGATTGGATGGTTTAAAACAAACTGCAGATAACGTAAATAGTTATATGTCTTTTGATAACGATGCATTGACTTTAGGTAAATCAGACAGTGCATTTAAAACTAAGATTACAAACCAAGAATGGTCGATTCAAAAGAATGGTGCGAAAGTTACTTATATAAACGATCAAACAATGTACATTACAGATGGTCAATTTACCCAATCTTTAAAAATCGGTAACTTTGGATTTGTTCCAAGGGCGAATGGATCTCTTGACTTTAAAAAGATAAGGTAGGTGAATTGAATGGCAGAATTTAGTGGAAGTATACGAATTACGGCAGGTGATGAGAATAAATATTCTCTTATACTAAAGTGTTGGGAAGATTCTTACTCAATCGAAAACAATACTTCTCGTGTTTATTGGTGGGTTGGCATTCGTTCAAATACACAGTACCATAATCATCAAGGTTTAAGTGAGCATTACAAAGTTGTTGTAAATGGTACTACTGTGCACGATGCCGACCATACTGTATCGGTTGGTAGTGGCCAAACTGTAGGTATTGCGGATGGATATACAACAGTAACGCATAATGCAGATGGTTCTAAATCAATCAGTGCAAGTGCATCGTTTAGTTGTGGTAGTACCGCATATTATGCACCTAGAAGTGGTTCGTGCAGTGGCTCGTTAACGCTAACGACAATACCACGTGCTACAAGTCCTTCTATTGATAAGCCAAGTCTAGAATGTGGCAGCACAATCAATATTAGTGGTACAAGTGCATCAAGCAAATTCAGTCATAAAGTTTATGTAACTTGGAATGGAATAAAAACACATATAAAAACAATAGCTAGTGGTACAACAACCCCTAGCTTTTCTTATACAATCCCAACCGATTGGGAAAAGAACTTACCCAGCTCAACAAGTGGTATCGCAACATTTACTTTAGAAACATTCAGTGCTTCAACATCAGTTGGTTCTAAAACAGTAAATGCGACAATTAAAGTAAGAAGTGGTGTCGTTCCTAGTATCGGAACTGTATCAATATCTGATACAAATTCAATTTGCACAGGAATAGGTCAATATGTTCAGAATCAATCAAAGTTAAAATTCTCGATTGTTACAAGTGGTAATCAAGGCTCAACGATCACATCAGTATCGACTAAATTCAATGGCCAAACATATAGCGGTAGCACGTTCACAACTCAAGCGATTCAAAACAGTGGTACGCTATCATACACAATCACAGTTACAGATTCACGTGGTCGTACTGCTACTAAGAGTGGTTCAGTAAGTGTAACTACATATAGTCCACCTAGTCTTACAAATGTAAGTGCAAAGCGTGCTAACTCAAGTTATGCAGTGGATGAATCAAATGGAACATATGCTTTATTACATTTTAAAGTCGGTTTTACAAGTTTATCGAACAAGAATGTAACATCATTCTATATTCAGTATCGAGCAAGCGGTACTAGTTCATGGACTAAGATTAATTCATGGGATAACAACTATACTCTTGAACAAGATTACAAAGCAGGTAATTTATTTACATCTACAACTTCAACGTATGAAATTGCATTCGGTGTTAAAGATAAATTTATGAGCGATTACTCATGGCAAATAGTTACAGTTACACCAACTTATACATTGATTAACTTTGGCGGCAATGGCAAAGGCGTTGCTTTCTTTGGTCAAAGCTCCTGCACAACTAATTCCAGTACGGTCAATGTGATGGAAGTTTATGGTACACTGAAAGTCTCTGGCAGTGACTATGCAACTACGATTCTGAGTTTAGTTAACCGATTGAATTCGCTGGAATCATGGAAATCACAAGTATTAGCTGGAAATACAGATGTGATGATAGATGTAAACTAGGAAGGAGAGCTGTAGATGTTTAGTTTTAAATCAAAAGGAACAACTAGAAGAGTTACAGAGCCTAAAGACCAATCCTTTTCTACTAGCGAAATCAACACTGGTACTACGTGGATAGATGGCTCTACGATTTATAAGAAAACGGTCAACACTGGAGCTTTAAACTCTACTGACAAAGTAACTAACCACGGCATTAGTGGCATTAAACAAGTTATCAAAATGGAAGGTTTCGCAATTGCAACATCACCCTCTGCGGGAACTATATATGTTTCTTTGCCGCGTGCACATAAAGATAATGATCATGATGGTATCAGTTTTGAAGTTTTTGGCAACAATGTTAAGGTCGCTGTTGGAACAAGTAATGTTTTTTATGATTCGTATGTGACAATCTACTATACTAAAACGGGGTAGTAGAAAGACCCTCTTATAATCTTATAAATGGTCAAGACACAAATTTTTTACATACATACTATTAACAAAAGATTGATAGGAGATAAAAATGAAAATATATATTAGTAGAAGTAACTTTGAATTAGTCGCAATTTCTAGTGACTATACATCAAATAACAATGAGGAAGCAGAGTTAAAAGATTCTGCTTTTTATTTTGACAAATTACCCGGATATGTCATTGAGTATGATGATGCGGGCATTTTGACTCTACATTTCTCGGAAGAAAAATATAAACAAAAACAAGAAGAAAAGAAGAAACAAGAAGAAGCTCAAAGACTAGCCGAACAAGCTGAACAAAACAAACAAGACTTGCTTAATATGTTGTCTGTTACAACTGAACCGTCTGACAAAAAAGGATGTTTGTTTAAAGTATTTAAGATTGGTGATGTTGTTGTTAAAAAAGAATACATTCCAGAAAATGATATTTTAAATGATGGAACCGATTATACTAAACCGATTACTTATAAAGAAGGAATGTCAGTGAGCACTGGTTTATGGTATACAGACGGCAATGATATTTGGGAATGCAAAAAAGACGGTGTACCAGGCAGATTTGGTGATAACGAATTTTTTGACGTTATAAAGTAGGAGGAAAATTATGAATCAATTACAATCAAAAAAGTGGTGGGATGCGGCACTTATCCGTGCAATTAAGACAGTATGCCAAACAGCAGTAGGTACCATCGGTGCTAGTACCATGATCGAATCAGTAGATTGGAAAGTGGTGCTATCAGCAAGCTTATTGGCTGGACTGGTATCACTTCTAACTAGTTTAGGTGGCTTGCCTGAGGTGTCTGATGATCACGCCTAAGGATGGTATGTCCTTCCAATTTCTGTTTTCTTTGGCCGCCTTTGTCGTCTTGATCATCAATGTGGTGGTCATGATCAAGAACAACTCAAAGTCGGATGCTGAAGGTGTTGTCAAGGCAAATCTAAAACTAGACCAGCTATGCCGTGATAGTGGTGAAACTAGACTTGATCTTAAATCTATGAAATCAGACATTGAGAAGATGACCAAAAAGCAAATCGAGCATGACTTCCGTATTGAGAAAATCGAAGAAGACCTAGACAGTGCATGCGGCCGAATCACCAAATTAGAAGAGAAAGAAGGGTAGTATATGGCAAGCTATAATGACTTTTACAATACCCATCTAGGACGTGCTTATGATGTTGATGGTTACTACGGTGCACAGTGCTGGGATGGTTATGCAGAGTATTGCAGATATTTGGGTGTACCGTGGTCCAACTGTACAGTCACTGGTTATGTGCGTGACATTTGGGAACAAAGGCACACAAATGGAATTTTAAACTACTTCACTGAAGTATCCGTGATGAAGCCTGGTGATGTGGCTATATTCAAGGTTTGTGGAGTTACACCAAGTTCACACGTGGCAATCTTCCATAGTGATGCGGGCGGTGGTTATGGTTGGTTTCTTGGCCAGAATCAAGGCGGTTCAGGCGGTGCATTTAACTTGTGCAAGTTACCATATAGTGCTACTTATGACACAGCTTTCCGACCTAAGGCATGGAGCGAATCTAATACTACTACGTCTAGTGGATACTCAGAAAAACAATTGATCAACGAGGTTGGTGCGGCCACACTTACCAAGGCTGTCAACAAGCGCAGAGATACACCAACGGGCATCATCGCAGAGACATTGCCTGTAGGTAAGAAGCTAAGCTACACAAATAAATGGATTGGGAATGGGCATCGTTATATTTCATGGGTTGAAACCGAACCGAACGGTAACAAGTATCGCTACTTTGTGGCAGTTAGTGCTGGAGAGGATTACAACTCTGAGCGCTGGGCTACTATTAGCGCCAAAGAAACAAGTGCTCCGAAGCCAAAGCCACAACCGCCAAAGGCAGAGCCAACAAATAAAATTGATAGTTCCAATGTAAAACATTGGGGAGTTGATATCAGTGAATTGAATGATGACGTGAATCTAAGCAAGTATGACTTTGCTATCATACGTGCGTGCTATGGAGAATACACTGATAAGAAACTTGCCCAATGGGTAAACGAATGCAATAGGTTAGGAATCCCATTTGGCTTGTATTGCTATGATTATGCTTTGAACGATGATCAAGCACTGGCAGAGGCTAAATATATCTTAAAATTAGCAGAACAGTATCAACCTACATTAGGAATTTGGTTTGATATGGAAGATGCCGACAATTACAAAAAGAAAAATGGAGTGCTTACAGCAGAACGATGCTTAAAGTCATGTCAGATTTTCTGCAAAGCTGTCAAAGACGCAGGATGGTATACTGGTGTATACAGTTCTACATGGTGGCTTGATAATTGGTTGACATCTGGATTAGATGATTATGATAAGTGGGTAGCACAGTGGGATGCAAATGATGGCGATTATCATAGCGATACGTCAAGCATGGGCACAATCCATCAGTATACATCCGTAGATAAGCACTCAGGCATCGGCCTGGATAAGAACGCCATGTATGTAGATTTTGACCACTATAAAGTAAAGGTGGATAAACCGTCAGAGCCACAAAAAGAGCCTACAGACGACAAAAAAGAATTAAGTGGAATGTTAAAAACTTTGATCGGGCTTCTCAAAAAGTTGTTGAGCGTATTTGGAAAGTCGGGTGATTGATTTGGCACTCCACTACCGGAAGAAGCCCATCGTAATTGAGGCGATGCAGCTCAATATGCGAAATCGTGACAAGATCCTTGACTTCGCGAAAGGGTACATCACACTCAAGTGGGACGACGGCTACCTAGTTGGTGCGTATGTTCAGACCTTAGAAGGGTGCATGTATGCGACCTATGGCGACTACATCATCCGTGGCGTAGATGGGGAGTACTATCCCTGCAAAACAGGTATCTTTGAGAAGACATACGAGCTCGTAGATGAGCTTTTTTAGTGCTTTATTTTGCTAAATTCGGCACTCGCATTATTCTTAGTGCCATATTTTAAAAAAAATGGCACTAAGGCATATGTTAGCTTTCAAAGGACCTTGTTTTGAGTAGATTCTAACTAATTTCGAGTAACATGTTTTTTCGGTTTCTAAAAACCGTATTAGTTGTTTGAGTCAACTTATTTTCTTGTCAAGTAAAAAAGGGGGACTGCCTTAGCGGTCATCCCGATTTTTTTTTCATTCCTAAAAAATTCCTAAAAATATTAAAATCACATATGTTTACATAGAAACACATAGTTATGTTTTACTTTATATAAAGCATATTAGAAGTTTTGAGCCACCCATAAAACGTAAAATTTGACTCTCCTCACCTCCACCAAAGGAAATAAAGCCCTTTATATAAAGGGCTTTTCTTATATTTGCCACTCAAATTCCTAAAAAATTCCTAATTTTTCTTAAAAACTGCATTTTTCATCCAGCAAAGATTTCATGTCTTGTCTCATCGATTTGTAAATATGGGCGTATGTCTTCCTGAGTTCTGCGACCGTATGGCCAAGGCGCTCGGCTATCAAACTGTCATCGACGCCATTCATTATAAGGAAAGAAGCGTGACTGTGACGGAAGCCGTGTGGCGTGATACGCTTCACTCCCGATTCCCTTATATACATGTCGAGCTTGCGCGCCAGATCACTGCGGCTCATCGGTCGTACATCGCTAAAAACAAAGTAGTCCATATTGAAGCCGTCTTTATTCTTTTCGTGCTCAAACCTTTTTTGAAGCATATCGTTAACTGAATTTGGCAAGTCGATGGTACGTATAGATTGTTTGTTTTTTGGTGTCGTAAGCTTCCAGGCATGATCTGCTGTTTTTGATGTGATCGATTTTGTTATGCTCACGGTCTGCCCGATAAAATCTATGTCCTTCCATTGCAGAGCGAACATTTCTGATTCTCTAAGGCCCGTGTAAAAAAGAAATGTAAAAGTATCATTGTATCTATCATTATCTACGCATTGGATGAATTTTTGGAACTCATCAACTTCCCAGAAATTAACGGGCCTATCATTTTTTATTTCTTCCTTGTTCGTATACCCAGGAACATTGTGGCATGGGTTATATGGTATGTACCCAAGTCTCACGGCATAGGATAGATATTTGCTAAGGACATTCTTTGCGTGATTGACGGAAGAGGCAGAATAGTAGGTATTACCGTTTTTTCTATTATCAGCTTTAGGTTTATCGATCATGTATGACTTCCATCGTTCGACGGCCTGAGGCGTGATGTCATGAAGCCTATAATGGCCAAGAATAGGCTTGATATGATGTCTATAATACGATTCGTCCCCGATCAATGTTGATTCCTTCACGTTCTGCATCCGATAGCTTTCGTGATACATGATCACGATCTGATCGAGCGTAAGGTCCCCCATGTTGGTCGAGTAACCATCGCGGAAAGCCTGTTCTGCCTTAATGGCATCCGACTTTTTCTTAAACCCGGATTTATAATAATCCTTGTATTTGCCTCTTTGAAAAGGGACCGGAATACGGCCCTTATAGCACCATCCATTCTTAACTTTATATACTGCCATAGTACTCATTCCTTTCCTTTGTTAGAAATATCTGTTAAAATGAGCACATAAAAAGACTTATGGTTGCTAGCCAATCTTTTTATGTACGCCCTTATTGACATGTACGAGATGTCAGGGGCTTTTTTTAGTGCTTTATTTTGCTAAATTCGGCACTTGCATTATTCTTAGTGCCATATTTTAAAAAAATTGGCACTACACATAAAAAGATTAATGATTGTCAGTCATTCTTTTTATGCGCAAGCTCTCTATGACGAGTACCAGTCGCCAGTGAGGGGGCTTTTTTTATTTGTGTATTTTTTTCGTAATTAATTCATCAATATACTGATTTAATTTTTCACTTGAATAATTCATCATATCTTCAAATTCATCAGCCGACATTTTGAAAGACACTGTGCCGTTTGACAAAGTATATACATCAAGCTGAACATAGATAGGACTTCCATCTTCGTTTTCTCCAATCAATTCATCATCGCCACTATGTATTTCAATATTCCAATCTAATGTTTTTAAATACAGTTTAAACGCTTCTTTATTATCAATATCTTTATTGATCATTTCAACTGATTCATTCCAGTCCATAAGGTATGTTGTAGGCACATTCAATGCTTTTGCCAAACGTATAATGATCTTTTGTGAAACTT